TAATGCCTATTTATGAGTTTGAATGTACAAATGATGTATGCGAAGCCAATCTTCGTTATGAGAAGGAGTTGAAGATAAATGAACCACACGATGTTGAATGTGGGTTCTGTCATGAACCTATGCGCAAAATATATTCATCCTTTGGCATACAGTTCAAAGGCTCAGGCTTCTACTCTACAGATAAATAACTTATACACACCTGTGGATAACTAATGTACATTACTTCATTTAACGCTCACGCCACGCCCATGTTATACACATGCTTGACAGAGGGTTTACACTCTAGGCAAGAGCCCATCAAGGGCTCAGACCGCGCCCGTAAGGGCGTAGCGCGGTGGGTTGCTGGAGTGTTAGTGGGAGCTCTATGTCTAATTAGCATTGAGACATCAGAGGCTCAAAACATGCCATTAAAAGCATTAGCAGATAAGCAACTAACAGATAAGCAATATCATTGCCATAACGAGATTGTGTATAGAGAGTCTCGATGGAAGATAGATGCAATCAATGGATCACACTATGGCTACTATCAGATAAGAAGTAAATCTGTACAGAATAAGCCTTATGACTATCAGTTCTATATCTATTGGTATTATGTATCTAAGCGCTATGGTCTTGACTATGAGATACCGGACTATTGCAAAGCACTACATCATCTAAAGACTAAGGGATGGCAATAGCATGGCTAAGCGTGGAGATCCTCGACTTACCAGAGATTACAAAGCGTTTAGGTTAAAGGTATTGGCAAGGGATCAATGGTCTTGCTTCTATTGTCAACAACCTGCAACAACAGTTGATCACATCATTCCTATAAGTAAAGCACCTGATCTAGTGGTGAGTTATGAGAACGCAGTAGCATGTTGTACTAGCTGCAACAGTTCAAAAGGTAGCCGTAATCAAGGCGTTTTTTTAGGTAAGAAGGCTACCCCCCCTATCTTTCCTTCCTTTATCTCCCCGATACGGTCCGAACCAGTCCAGGACAGTCCATTTACAGTCCGACCAGTCCAAGATTAACCCAATGCCAGCCAAGACGATCAAAGCCATACGAGGGGCAACCAAGCCAAGGGTTCACAGCCCACTTCTCAAGGGCAAAACTAAAGGCGATGAGGTAATCGAGTTCGCTAAGAAGCTCGGACAACCCTTAATGCCATGGCAAGAATTGATCGTTAAAGATTTCTTTGCTGTCGATGGTAAAGATAAATTTATTAGGCGCACTGGGTTACTGCTGGTCGCAAGACAATCAGGAAAATCACATCTAGGGCGAGTTATGTGCCTAGCCCACCTATTCCTATGGAAAAGCCCAAGAGTGCTAATAGCCTCATCTAATAGAGCTATGGCTCTGGTCTCGTTTCGAGAGATGGCCTACATGATTGAGGGGCAGGACTTCTTGAACTGCCAAGTCAAAGCGATCAGATACGCTAACGGCACAGAGTCGATCGAGTTACTACCAGAGTTCGGTGGCGGTCGCTTAGATGTTGTAGCTGCGACCAGAGATGGTTCTCGCGGTAGAACTTCACACTTTACTTGGGGCGATGAGTTACGCGAATGGTCGGATGAAGCCTTTACTGCGATCACCCCTACAACTAGAGCAACAGACGGACAGACATTCTGGACTAGCAACGCTGGCGATGCTTTTAGCACTCCGCTTAACGAACTAAAAAGTAGGGCTATGGAAAGTCCACCTAAGACTTTTGGATATTACGAGTACAGCGCTCCGACCTTCTTAAAGATCGACCTTAAATCAAAAGCCTTTTGGGAAGGTGTGGCACACGCGAATCCAGCACTAGGAATTACAGTCAGCAAGGAAGCCATTTCGGAAAGCATCTCGACTTCTAGCCATGAAAGCATCATGACTGAGCTTCTTTGCTTGTGGGTTTCCTCTTTGCAATCACCATTCCCGCCAGGAAGCATCGAGGACTGCTCGGATGCAACGCTTGAAATGTCTCCTGGCGCTTACACAGTTTTCGGTTTTGATGTTAGCCCAAGCAAACGCAACGCTAGTCTTTGCGCTGGTCAGATACTTCCAGACGGTCGAATTGGTGTTGGTATCTTGCAAAAGTGGGAGTCTCAGGTAGCTGTAAACGATCTCGAAATCGCGGCTCAAATAAAAAGCTGGGTCGATCTCTATAGACCGAAGCAAATTATGTTTGATCGCTATGCCACTCAAAGCATTGCCGATCGCCTGTCACAGGCTGGCTGCATCGTGGAGGATTGCTCCGGTCAACAGTTCTATCAGGCATGCGGTGACTTGTTAGATGCCATAGTTAATCAGCGCATGGTTCACAACGGACAGCGAGATTTCATAGAGCAGTTTGAGAATGTAGCTGCAAAAGTTAATGACTCAGCCTGGAGAATTATCAAGCGTAAATCTTCTGGCGATATTAGCGCACCGATTTCCGTTGCCATGATAGTTAGCAAATTGAATAAACCACAACAGGTAGCGGCTATCTATGTCGAATGACCTACATGTAGTGTATAATTGCCCTCTATGGGTATCTTCTCGCGTAAGCCGCAGGTAATTGAAGCGCAATACGCGCCGCAGGTCATGGGTGAGAGTATCTTCTCACTTAATTCGGCAATTATGCCGCGCATTAGCCGCAAAGAAGCTATGTCTGTTCCATCTGTTGCTCGCGCTCGTAACCTTATTTGTGGAACTGTTGCATCTATTCCGCTTGAATACTATAAGACTGCAACAGGCGAAGTAATTGCTCCGCCTCGATGGATCAAGCAACTTTCAAAGACTCAGCCTTCATTCGTTACCCTGACCTGGATCTGCGACAGCCTTGCCTTCTATGGCGTCGCTTATCTTTTAATTACGGAGCGCTACTCCGAGGATGGCAGACCTGCTTCAATGGAATGGATTGCCAATAGTCGCGTTACATTCACAACAGATATAAACGGAATTATGATTGAGCAGTATTACTTAGATGCTGCACCGATCGACATGAACGACATTATTACAATTCAAGGATTTGACGAAGGCATCTTGGAGCGCGGAGCGCGCACTATTCAAGCGGCAGTAGATGTAGAACGAGCGGCAGCTTTGAACTCTGCTCAACCGCAACCCGCTGGTTACTTAAAAAATTCAGGTGCGGATTTGCCACCGGCAGAAGTTCAAGGACTTCTAGCAGCTTTCAAACGAGCGCGCCAAAACAATTCAACTGCTTATTTGACTAGCACTTTGGATTATTCTCCAGTTTCATTCTCACCTAAAGACATGATGTACCAGGATGCAATTAGATCACTCAGTACCCAAGTAGCCAGAATGATGAACGTACCTGCGTACCTGCTTTCAAGCGAAGATAACACTATGACTTATTCTAACGTTCAAGACGAAAGAAAACAGTTTTTCTCGCTATCCATCGAGCCTTACATTCAGGCGATACAGACTCGCCTCAGCATGCCGGACGTTTCAACCAGCGGACATGAAGTTCGCTTTGCGGTATTTGATACCTTCCTGAAACAAGATCCGCTGGTTGAACTACAAGTAATTGAAAAATTGTTATCTCTACAGCTAATCACTACAGAACAAGCTATGGAAATGACTGATCTAACTCCTAACGGAAGTGAAGGACTAAGCTAATGCAACAACTAATTATCGAAGCAGCCTCTATTGAGTGCAGCGAAGAACGCCGCGAAATCTCAGGCAAAATTGTGCCTATGGGAACTGGCGAAATCGGGATGACCAATATGGGCGGCGTAGTCTTCGAAGCAGGGTCTATTGAGATCAACGATCCTTCAAAGATTAAGTTGCTATCTCAGCATGATGTTAAGAAGCCTATCGGTCGCATGGTTACTGCAACTGTTCGCCCAGATGGTATCTACGCAACATTCAAACTTAGCAAATCAACAGGCGGCAACGATGCACTTGTTATGGCGCAAGAAGGATTAGTTACAGGTCTTTCAGTAGGTGCAGAAGTAATCGCTTCAAAGCCTTCGCGCGATGGTCACACAGTTGTAACTTCAGCTAGGCTCAAAGAGGTCTCAGTCGTAACTGAGGCCGCCTTCAAATCAGCAAAAATCACTAGCATTGCAGCGGAGGAAGCCGCACCTGCGGAAGCCGAAATTGCAGAAACACCAAACACACCAACAGAAAGCGAGGCGGTCGTGGAAAATACTCCAGACACCGTAGCAGCACCAGAAGTTGAGGCAACGGCTGTTGAAGCCGCTCGTCCAACTGTAGTAGCAAATCTCCAAGTAAAAGAGCGCACAGCTCCTATCACATCAGCACAATATCTAGGCGCGCAGATCAAGGCAGCTATGGGTGACGATCAGGCTCGTCGTACAGTTCTTGCAGCTGATGACAGCACTTCAACAAATACTGGTCTAACTTTGCCAGCACACCTAAACATGTTCGATACAACTACATTCTCAGGACGTCCAGCGTTCGATGCAGTTACACGTTCTGGCGCAGTACCAGCACTATCATTCACAATTCCTAAAATGGGAACTGCTCCTACAACTGCTGTAACAGCAGAAGGCGCTGCACCATCTGAAACAGGAATGACTTCTACATACGACACAATTACTGCGGCTAAGTATTCAACACTAAACCGTGTTTCATTTGAGCTCCTTGATTTTTCAAATCCCGCATTCGAAACTTTGCTTCTTGATGAAATGCGTAAAGGCTATGAGAAGGCAACAGACAACGCTCTTATTGCTTACTTCACATCTGCTGGAACTCAGGCAACTGGCGTAGCAGCAACAGCAGCAGGACTTCAGTCATTCATCTCGACACAAGGTCCAGCAGCTTACAAAGCAACAGGTGGAGATTACGCTAACAAGTTAGTCGCATCGACAGATCAGTGGGCCGCAATTCTCGGTTACGCAGACACCACGGGGCGCGCACTATTTAGCGCCGAGTCACCAATGAACGCTTCAGGTAACGGTTCTATCAACTCAACAGTTGGTCGTGTACTTGGTGCGGACTTGGTAGTTGACCATAACATCGCTGTATCAGGAATTGTTGACGAGTCAGCATTCTTGGTTGCTCCAAACTCAGTCTATGTTTGGGAAAGCCCTGTTACAAATCTTCGTCTGAATGTACTAACAACAGGCGAGATCGAAATTAACATGTACGGCTACTTAGCAATTCACGCTAAGGCTGCTGGAGCTGGTATCCGCCGCTTCAATTTCACAGCGTAATAAAGTAACACCCTAAGTCGCTGGCGGGGTAATGCCCTTTTACCCCGCCAGTCTTTAGAAAGGAAATCATGGCACTTACGACTATCGCGGAACTTCGCTCCGCCTTGGGAATTGGAACCCTATATTCGGATTCCATTTTAACCGAGGTGGTAGATGCTGCTGATAATGTGCTGCTTCCTTTTATTTGGAATAACAATAGTTTTAATGTAGCGCATAGCAATACTGCCACAACAGGCACTTTGTATTTTGATGAGAATGTTCAAGAAACATTTTATATTGGACAGACCGTAGTTATCAGCGGTAACGGTTCTAAACATAACGGTAACAAGACAATTACCGCAGTTGGCGAAGATTCAATAACTTACGCCATTACAGGCAACAATAACACTCCAGCTCCTTATCACCCAGTTAATCCTCTGGGCACAGTCGCAGCGGAAACATATCTCGATCCTTCCACCATTCCGTCAATTCAAGAGGCGAGCCTCATGGTAAGCATCGCCATCTGGCAAGCGCGCCAAGCGCCAAGCGGACAGGGAATGTCGGTCGATGGCTTTACTCCTTCGCCTTTCACAATGTCTAACACTTTGCTTGCTCGCGTTCGCGGCTTGCTTGCACCTTATCTAGATCCGCGCTCGATGGTTGGCTAACCATGGCAGCGATCTCAACACTCCGCGCAACTATCGCGGCAGCTCTAGTCGATAATTCACTCTGGTCAGTATTCTCATTCCCGCCTGCTACGCCTATTGTCAACAGCGTAGTGATTTCACCGGCAGATCCTTATGTGACTCCATCTAATAATGCTTACAACACAATCGCGCCACTTGCTAATTTTAATATAAATATCTTCGTGCCATTACTGGACAACGAAGGAAACCTAAACGGAATTGAGGATCGGCTAGTTGCTGTGTTTAACAAACTAGCTGCTTCCTCTATCGTCTATAATGTGGGAGAAGTGAGCGCACCTAGCGTTCTCAATGCTGCATCGGGCGATCTTTTAACATGTTCAATGTCACTATCAGTCCTAACGAGTTGGAGCTAGACCATGAATGAATGGGAAAAAGAACAAGAAGCGTTCCTGATCAAGATTGGTCAGACAGCGCCATCAGCACCAAAACCATCTACCAAGAAAGACGAGGAATAACCTAAATGGCAGTATTTCTAAACAACAAGGTCGGCGTTAAGGTTAACTCTGTCGATCTTTCAGATCATGCAACAGCGGTAACTATCAACCGCACATTCGATGAACTCGAAGTCACAGCCATGGGCGATAACGGACATAAGTTCGTTAAAGGCTTGGAAGCATCTTCTATCACTATCGACTTCCTAAACGACACAGCATCAGCCAATGTTCTTGCAACTTTGCAAGCTGCATGGGGCACAAATGTGACAGTCGTATTCTTGCAAGAAAAGGGAACTGCGGTCTCAGCGACTAACCCTCTTTACACAATGACATGCTTGGTTAACAACACAACCGATATTAACGGCGCAGTTGCAGACCTTTCAATGCAGAGCGTAACTTGGAATGTCTCAGGTACTATTGCAGTTACCACAACAGGTACATTCTAAACAACTAACTAAGGGGCAAAGCATGGCAAAACTAAAGGTAGTAAGGGTAGATGGAAGCGTTAACGAGTACGAGGTCACACCTGTAATCGAGTACGCCTTCGAGAACTACGCCAAGATGGGTTTTCACAAAGCCATCGTAGAACATCAGAAGCAATCTGATATCTACTGGTTGTGCTGGGAAGCCATTCGGCGATCAGGCGAAACCGTTAAACCATTTGGCGAAGCGTTTATTGAAACGCTCGTCAGCGTGGATGTGGTTGATTCTGACCCTTTAGGATAGATCGGAACTCAGTCTGCTATCTCGCGGCTCGATTGAGTCATGAGTTTGGAGTTCCGTTCCAGAGCATCGTAGATTTATCTCCGATGGCTTTACAGGCACACATCGAAGTACTAAAAGATATAGCAAAGGAGCGAGACAATGCCAGCAAGAGTGGTCGGCGGTCTCGCGCTTAGAAAAGCCTTGAAGAAGTTCGAGCCTGATCTTGCTAAGGAAACTAGTAAAGAGATTGCATCTTTCGTGAAGCCACTAGCAAAAAACGCTAGGGGTTTTCTTCCGTCAAACGAAGAAGCCCCTAGCGGTTGGCTAAAGCGTGATAACGCTAAAGGTCGATGGGCTACTCGATACTATGATAAAGCAGAAGCAAGCAAAGGCATCGGCTACAAAACCTCACCAAGCAAGCCGAATAGTCGTGGCTTTAGAGCGCTTGCATCGGTTCACAATAAAAGCATTGGTGGCGTAATTTACGAATGGGCTGGTCGCAGTTCTGGCGTTACTGGCAACTTTACTCCTAAACTGGGTGGTCAACTTAAAGGCCGCAACAAAGCCGTTACAGGCCGCGCAATCTTCCGAGCCTTTACAGAAGATCAAGGTAAGGCAACCGCTGGAGTTCTCCAGGCGATCCAGAAGTCAGCAGCTAAGTTTAATGCGCGAAAGGCTAATGTCTAATGGCTAGTTTAAGAATAGATATTGCCTCCGAGTTCACAGGCGCAAAAGCATTCACCAAGGCTGGCAAAGCTAGTTCTGGTCTCGAAAAGGGCGTTAAAAAACTTGGCGTTGCAATGGCTGCCGCCTTCTCGGTTGGCGCTATTACTTCATTCGGTAAAGCCGCAGTTAAGGCTTTCATGGATGACCAAAAGGCAGCCGCAGCCCTAGCCAATACATTAAAAAACTTAGGCGTGGACTTTGCAGTCGCAGCCAATGAAGAGTTTATCTCTAGCCTTGAGACCTCGACGAATGTTCTAGACGATAAACTTCGCCCAGCGCTAGGTAAGTTAATTACCCAGACAGGCTCATTGACTTATGCGCAAGACTTACTAACCAAGGCTATTGAAATCTCACGCGGGTCGGGTATCGCGCTCGAAACGGTAACATCAGATTTAGGCAACGCATTCGTAGGTAATATGAAAGGCCTCAAGAAGTACGCAACAGGTTTAACTAATGCGGAACTTGCTGGCATGTCTTTTGAGCAGATCATGGAAAGACTTAACGGTCAGTTCGCCGGATCGAGCGCTGCATACCTAGCGACTTACGCAGGCAAAATGGATGCGCTCACAGTCTCTTCTGAAAATGCTAAAGAGACTATTGGCAAGGGATTATTAGATGCTTTAACCATTCTTGCTGGCGGCGGCGAAAGCAGCATCACTTCAGTTACAGAGGCTATTGCTAAACTTGCTGAAGGTATAGGCAATTACTTTAGAGGCGTTGCCACCTATGTAAGAAACATCTATGACAATCCGATTATGAAGAACATAATCAAAGCCGCTATGTGGCTAATTAAACATTCGTCAACAGGCATCATATTAAGGCGAGTTGCTGGAGTAGGCAAGGAAACTAGGGAAGACGAAGAAACAACTCCTACATTAACTGCTGCCCAAAAGGCTTTACTAGCTGAGCAAAAGAAGCGTGCCATAGAGCAAGCCAAGTTAATTCGCGCCCAGAAAATTGCATCGGATAAGGCTAAGAAGCAGGCCGCAGACGAGGCAAAGTTAAAGAAGGCTAACGGCATCTTTGATGTAGAACAGATCCAACTCGTTGCTGCCTTAAAGGGCAAACTCTCAGATGAAGATCGTAAGCGCGTTGAATTACAGATGGCAGTCCTGACTGGCAATACCTCAGAAGCGACTAAACTTGCAGGCGAGATCGCTAAGTCTCAAGGGCTGACCGAGGCTTTCGTTAAGTTTTATTCAGGCATTCCAAATGCTAAAGATCCTTTCGTTGGCTGGATCGAGACACTTAAAGAAGCTGCTCGACTAGCTGCTGCCGTTGCAGCAGGTAATTACAATGTAAGAACACCTACCTACAACGGCGCTGAAATAGCAGCTATAACTTCTACTTACGGTACAGGCGCAACTTCCGCCGGAGTCGGCAGGAATGGCGATGTAAATGTCTATGTCGCTGGCAATGTTGTATCCGAAGGCGATCTTGTTGAGTTGGTTCGTAACGGACTGCTCGAAGGTTCTCTATCTGGATCTGCTTCCTCGATCGGCAGACTCAAGGGTTCATTCCAGCCGTGACATTACCTGCTCAGATAGCGGTTAGCTTCGACTTTACATCGGGCGCGACCTTCTCATACCCCTTCACTTTGGGTGACATTAAGTACGGTGTTTTAGGCACAGGCACACTCGCTTCTAGCACTACTCCAGAGCCAACCATTGACTTAACTCCCAATGTCAGGCAGATATCTATTCGCCGCGGTCGTAACATCATGCGCGACACTTACGAGGCTGGCACTTGCACGGTTAGAGTCTATGATCCAGACGGCGCATGGAATCCTCAGAATATAAATTCTCCGTTTTTTGGCTTCCTGACTCCGCTTCGTAAGCTGCGAGTATCTGCAACAGTAGGCGGAGTTGGTTACTTCTTATTTTCTGGCTATACAACTGACTATAAGTATTCTTATGACCAGAGCGAAAGCATGGGTTTCGTAGATATTAGTTGCTCAGATGCTTTTAGACTTATGCAGCAAGCTACGGTTACTACAGTTACAGATGCTACTGCTGGTCAAGATACTGGCACACGAATTAACAAGATCCTAGACCAAGTGCAGTTTCCAACTTCCATGCGTACTACGGATTTGGGAAATACGACCTGTGTGGTCGATCCTGCAACAGCTAGAACTGCTTTGGATGCCATTAAAAATGCAGAATTCTCTGAGCAGGGAGCAGCGTACTTTGACTCAGAGGGAACATTTAACTTTATCAACCGTACTAATGTGATTAAGAAATATGGCGAGACTCCGATCGAGTTTAACCAATCTGGCGGTATTCCTTATTCAAACCTAGCCTTTGCCTTTGATGACAAGTTGATTATCAACAGCGCTGGAATGACCCGCGTAGGAGGCACTCAGCAGGTATCAGAGAATGCAGCTTCTATTGCTAAGTATTTCCCTCATCAACTTAACCAAGAGAACCTCGTAGCCCAGACAGATGCAGACACTCTTAACATAGCCAAGATATATGTCGCAACCCGTCAAGAGACCACCATCCGCATAGATGCCATGACGGTCGATCTACTTGATCCAGATGTACCGACTGCGACAATGCTTGGGCTGGACTACTTTTCAAATCTAAAAATTACCAATATCCAACCCAATGGCTCGAGCATTGTTAAGACTTTACAAACACAAGGACTTGCATGGGATATCACGCCAAATTCCATGAAGGTTGTTGTGACCACGCTCGAGCCTATAATCGAAGGGTTCCTGATCGGGAGCAGTATTTCGGGTATAATCGGACAATCAATCATGGCGTATTAGGAGATATAAATGGCAACAGGCTTTCCAGCAAGCACAGGCGATGTCCTAAGCGCGGCTATGTATAACGGACTCACTTCGTTCTCAGTAGGCGCGGCTAATACAGCTGACTACACAGCGGTCTTAGCAGACCAATACCAGAGCCTAGAGATCATGAACAAGGCAACTGCTATCGCCTTTAAGATCCCTACCGATGCCTCAGTAGCATTCGAGATCGGCACAGTCCTCACAGTTCTCAATATCGGGGCTGGACTCTGCACCATCTCGGCAGTAACACCTGGCACAACCACAGTCCTTTCAGCCGGTGCAACAGCAGCTTCTCCAACCCTTGCACAATATAAGTCAGCAGCCTGCATCAAGACTGCTGCTAATACTTGGTATGTCGTGGGTGCGATCGCATAATGATCGCTAACCAAATTGCTGGACTTATGGGGGTTAGCGCGCCTGTCTCGCTTGCCAGTTATGAGTCTATTGCTACGACAACGCTTACAAGTAGTCAGGCTACAATTACATTCACCCTTATTCCTAGCGGTTATAAACATTTACAGATACGTTCTATTGCAAAGACAGATAGAGCAGAGACAGATGACGTTATCTTAATGCAATTTAATGGTGATACTGCCGCTAATTATTCTTCGCACATTCTCAGAGGAAATGGTTCGGTTGCTATTGCTGGAGGGTCTGCTAATACGTCAAACATCGGACTGCAATACGCTGCGACTGGTAATTCAGGCGCTACTAATATGTTTGCCGCCTCTGTAGTAGATATTTTAGATTACGGTGATACAAATAAATATAAAACAACTAGAACACTCAATGGTATGGATTTAAACGGTTCAGGTTGGATTTATCTACAGTCTGGAAATTGGCGTTCAACTGCCGCTATAACTTCAATTACCTTAAATCGCCAGTATGGTTCTAATTTTCTTACTAACTCATCCTTCGCTCTGTATGGGATTAAATAATGCCAGCAACTTATGAACCAATAGAAACTAAGACACTAGTTAGTTCAGCCGCCTCTGTGACCTTTTCAAGCATCTCAGGTGCTTACACAGATTTACTGCTAATTACTAGCAATGGCTCAACTACGGCAACTAATACTTATGTTAGATTAAACGGCGATAGCGGCTCAAATTATTCTTTTACACAACTTACTGGAACAGGTAGTTCTCCTATATCGGGTAGAAGTTCAAATCAAACTGCCATCAGAGTAGATAACTATGCCTCTGCGGCAACATCTATAACAAATGCTTACATATTTCAGTTACAAAATTATTCCAATACAACAACATATAAAACAGTTTTAACTAGAACAAATGAAGCAGCTACAGGAGTAGATGCAACTGTTGGTTTGTGGCGTAATACTGCTGCTATTACTTCTATTTTATATTACCCTGGAGTTGGTAATTGGATTACAGGCTCAACCTTTACCCTATACGGAATTAAGGCGGCATAATGGCTAACACTTATGTAAAGATAGGCAGCACGGTTGAGGTTGGTGCAGGTGGTCAGGCCGCGATTGAATTTACATCTATTCCTAGTACATACACCGATTTAGTAGTGAAGTTTTCTACACGCTATGATTTGGATCTAAACACCTTTGATCTTAAACTCAATGGCGTTACCACTTCTCAAACTGCTCGCAGAGTATTAGGTAACGGCTCGGCTGCATCGTCCAGCACTTATACAGAAGTGCAGACAAACCCTTCAGGCTCAACTGCCAGCACTTTTGGCAACGGTGAAATCTACATTCCAAACTATGCAGGCTCAACGAATAAATCGATAAGCATAGATGTGGTCTCTGAAAACAATGCGACTTTGGCTTATGCAATTTTAGAGGCTTGGCTATGGTCTAGCACCGCGGCAATTACCAGCATCAGCCTTAGCGCACGCAGCACCGCTAAATTCGTTCAATACTCAACAGCAACCCTCTACGGCATATCTAAATCATAGGAGACAAAATGGCAGACACAAAGATCATCGTAAACTGCGAGACAGGCGAAGTCTCTGAGGTAGAACTTACAGCCGAGGAGATCAAGCAGCGCGAAGCAGATGCGATCGCTTACGCAAAGGCAAAGGCAGATGAGGAGCAAGCGGCAGCCGAGAAGGCTGAGGCTAAGGCTGCTATCGCAGACCGCTTAGGACTTACAGATGCAGAATTGGCTATCTTGCTGGGATGAAACCCAAGTTATGCAAGGCAGGTCAACAGCTAAGAGAACAGTTCGATGACACATACCCAGACCGCGATCGCACTTCCGATGGCTGGATCGCCGATGCCCGCCATATGTCAGCAGGTACTAGCGACCACATACCTGATTCATCGACTGGGATTGTTAGAGCGATCGACCTCGATCGAGATGTCTCTGGTAAAGCAAAGCCAGACCTCATGCCCGATATTGCTGATCAGCTTCGCAGACTTGCCAAGACAGACAAGCGCATTGCCTACATCATCTTCGCCGGACGAATTGCATCGTCTCGCATGGGCTGGCGCTGGCGAAAGTACAAAGGATCTAATCCGCATAAGCATCATTGCCATATTTCTTTCAGCCGCAAAGGTGATGAAGATGGTTCGTTCTTTAATATCCCGTTACTAGGAGGCACAGCATGAACATGAAAAACCCTTACATCCTGACCGCAGGTGCGTTCCTGTCTGCTTGGGCAGCTTCTAACTTCGCAGCAGATTACCGCTCGATCTTATGGGCAGTCCTTGCGGGGGTCTTCGGATATGCGACACCTAAGCGATGACAACTCAGGACTACTTAAATCTTTATATTGCCACTCTTGCGATAGTGGGTGGATTAGCAGGATATGTGATCACTCATTTGCTATCGGAGATTAAACGCCTTAATGGGCGTGTCGATGAGATCTACAACATACTTCTAGAGCGACAATAATCCTATGGCTCGCAAGAAGGCTATCGATTTAGAGGCTTACTCTATGCTCGATCAGTACTGCATCGGGCTAAATGAATACTATAAATCGCTTAGACGAGCAGGTTTTAGCACTGAGATGGCTTTGGCTATTTTGCTTGAGCCTTTAACTTACCCGGCAACTATCTTGCCAACTCCTAACTGGCTGCCACAACTTCCCGACTCGATCCCTTATGACGATGACGATGAGGATTAACCATGAAAAGAACTGTAATCGTTCCCGATCTACAAGTTCCATATCACGATGAAGTTGCTGTCCGCAATGTTGCATCTTTTATTAAGGCATACCGCCCAGATAGCGTCATTACACTGGGAGATGAAATCGACCTCCCACAGATCAGCCGATGGTCAGACGGCACACCTGGATGGTACGAACAAACACTAGCTGAGGATCGAGACCTCGCAGTTGAGGTTTTATGGTCGCTAGTCGAGCATTCTAAAGAAGCTCACATGATCCGTTCTAATCACACAGATCGACTTTACAATGTAATCATGAAGAAGATCCCCGCATTCTTGGCTTTGCCTGAGTTACGCTTTGAGCGCTTCATGCGCCTAGACGAACTCGGTATTACCTACCATAAGAAGCCTTACGCCTTTGCAAAGGGCTGGGTAGCAGTTCATGGAGACGAGCAGGGCATCAACCCTAACGCGGGTCTTACAGCCCTTGGAGCAGCCCGTAGGCATGGTTTAAGCGTGGTCTGTGGTCACACTCACAGAGCGGGCGTATCGGCCTTTACAGAGGCTTCTGGAGGCAAAATAGGGCGTATCCTGCGTGGGGTAGAAGGTGGGCATCTAATGGATGTACGCAAAGCAGGCTATACAAAAGGAACTATGAACTGGCAGCAAGCCTTTATCATCGTTGAGGATAGCCAAGTAACTTTAATCAACCTTGAGAAGGACGGCACATTCGTGGTTGCTGGTCGGCGTTATGGACGATCTAGATAACGACATCAAGCGCACTATTGACGATGCGATGGATGATGGAGAATTGTTACCGTTTCGTTATCTAAATGTGCTAGGCGCTGTCTGCTAGCCATGCAACACTTATGCCAAGAAGGTGCGAAGGGCGCACTAGAAGGGCAGTAAATGAATATCTATGAAATCGGAATACTGATGGTTCTCTGGACTCTCAGCTGCGTGTGGTTCTACACCATGGGCGTTAACACAGGTTACATCGAAGGCCGCAAAGCAGTTCGTAAGTTCTACGAGCAGCGCGATAAGGTAAGAGCATGAATGCGCGTGATTACCTCAACGAAGCCAAAGCAACAATCCAAGACCGAGGTCTCGACTACGGTCATCCGTCAGACAATATGGCAAGAACGGCTGCCCTCTGGAGCAGTTATCTGGAGATGCCAATTACAGATTACCAAGTTGCGACATGCATGGCACTCGTCAAAATAGCCCGAAGCATGGAAAGCGCCAAGGTGGATACTTATGTGGATGCTGTTGCTTATCTAAGCATTGCTGGTCAACTACACACAGAGGAGAATGAACTCTATGTTTAATTTAGAAGATTACGAGACGGTCGAGGATCGCTTAACTAAGTTTTGGAAGGATTATCCTGATGGCAGAATATCTACTCAGATTATTGAACACACTTTGCAGCGCTTTATTATTCAGGCTGCTATCTATCGAACTGAGGTTGATGCACAGCCTTGGAGTACAGGCTTTGCAGAGGAAACCGTATCGACTAGAGGAGTCAATAGTACGAGCGCTCTTGAGAACTGCGAGACTTCTGCGATCGGTCGCGCTCTCGCCAATGCTGGCTATGCGAGCAAAGGAAAAAGACCTAGCCGCGAAGAGATGGTTAAAGTTAAGGCGGCTGAGCCTAAGGCGTTTGCAGAAAAGTTGGCAGATAAAATAACAATGCCAGTCGAGGACGATCCTTGGACAACTAAGGCAGTATCACCAACACCATCATCGGCAGAAGCTGTAGCACTCGTGCAAGATGTATTAGGTGCAGTCAAGATCGACAAAGACATTCCATTATGTCGTAACTGCCATGACCATAAGCCAATGACATGGAAAACAGGCGTGAGTCAAAAGAACAATAAGCCATGGGGCAAGTTTGACTGCTATGTATGCCGCGATGTGATGTGGTACAACATTGCAGCTGATGGCACTTGGAAGCCGCAAGAGGTTAAAGCATGAGCAGCTTACAATTCATGAACCAAGATGGTGAATGGGAGTCATTTCCTGATGTCGATGTTATTGAACACTATAAGAAGATCCGAGATAGCGTTCATGCTAGTGGGATTACAACTCGATGCTGTTTATGTAACCGAGAGTTCGATGTATCAGAGATCGTGATTACCGGCGGATCTTTATCTGCTGGCTTTACATGGTCATGCCCTGACTGCCACGCAGTAACGCTGGAGTCTAGTGTCGCAAAGTAGCAGAAAAGCAAGAGGCTTCCGCACAGAGCGAGTAGTCGCAGATTATCTGAGGCAATGGTGGGATGCTGCCTCAGTAGGTCGAGGTTCTGGGCGTGACATACTCAATGTCCCGTTCGACTGCGAGGTAAAGGCGCGCACAGGACTCGATGTAGTAGGGACACTCCGCCAGATCGAGAGTCGTACTAAAGAGAGTGGCTTATTGGGGTTTGCCACTTTCAGACTCAATGGACAAGGCGAACATGCTGAGGATTATGTAGCAATGCTGCGTCTTAGCGATCTGGTGGAGTTACTACTAGCTGCGGGCTATAAAGACCGTAAGGATGT